ATTGTTTATGCTTCTGTTTTTCTTTACATTTATACTAATTTCATAAAAGAATAAAATTATGAGTGATACTTGGATTGATAGAGATGAATTTATAGCTGGTCAGCAATGGAAATGGTGTCCCACTGATAGTGATTATTGGGCATTTCGTTCTAGTGATAATAAAATTATACAATATAATGGAGATGATGAAGTAGGAACGGTATCTGAATTAGGAGCTGATACTTTTACTTATGAATTACTAGGAGAAGTAAACTCTTCGCTATATTCAGACCTATCTCAATACAATATTTAAAAAACTTTCGTTTTCCTGCGCATTCAATTTGGTTCCCCGAAATATCTTTCGTATATTTACGGGGTAAATAAGGATAAATAATAAAATAAAGGTTATGACAAAGCAAGAAGTTAAAAGTTTTAGAGGTGATTTTCAAAAAGCAGTAGCTCAACTAGAAACTCAGTATGGTGTAAGAATTAGTTTAGGTACTATTCGTTTTGATGATAATGGTTTAAGAACAAAAATGGAAGCCGTTAAAGGTGATGCAGTTGAAGTTTTTGATAAGGATGATTTTGTAGTAGGTGAAACTGTTAAAATTAATCATAAAAAAGTTGATTCAAATGAACAATTTAGAATTGTAAAAATTAATTCTAAGAATGTAGTTGTTGAAAAGATTAATGATAAATTTGGTCTTGGGGGGAAAATTAGAGTTTCTCCAAGTTTATTAATAAAAATCGAAAAGTAATTCACATTCGATTTGGTTCCCCAAAATTTCTTTCGTATATTTAGGTATAATTAAAAAATAATAAAAGTTATGATGTATTCAATCGACCAAGACAAAAACGAGTTTTTAACAAAAGATGAAATTCGTGAAAAAGCCCCTTCTGTTTTCACAATGAAAGCAAATAAACGTTCAACTACTAAGCATTATGTACATATCCCAACCGAAAAGGTTATTGATGATATGTCTACACTTGGTTGGAATGTAGTAGATGCAAAACAAGTTCAAGCTCGTAAAAATGCAGGTTACCAAAAACACATGCTTGTATTTGGAAATGATGATTTAGTTGTTGAAGGTAAAGATGGTGATACTGTTATGCCACGTATTTTGATGACTAATTCTCATGATGGTAAAAATTCATTTCAGTTCCAAGCAGGTTTATACCGTTTGGTTTGTTCAAATGGTTTAGTTATTGCCGATGCAGAATTTGCAAATATGAAAATTCGTCACATGGGTTATGATCTTGATGAATTATCTACAATAATTAGCGAGATTGTTGAGAAATTACCACTTACTGTTGAGTGTATGAATAAGCTTAAAGCTAAAGAGTTGAGTGAGGAAGAAAAAGTAGAATTTGCTAAAGGAGCTCTTCAAACTCGTATAAGTAAAAATCAACTTTCAACATATAGTACAGAAGATATCATGGAGCTTCTAAAACCAACTCGTGTAGAGGATGAAGGAGATGATATGTGGAGTGTTTTCAATACAGTCCAGGAAAAAATAGTTCACGGTATGTATGAAGTGTATGGTGTAGGTAAAAAAGTTCGTAAAGCTCGTAAGATCAAGAACTTTAAGCAAGATACTAAAGTTAACCAAGAATTATATAATTTAGCTCTTAGCTATGCGTAATATTTTAATTTGTTTATTGTTATTAATTACATTGGTAGGATGTGAAGTCGAAACGGCTTCATACCCTTACCCATGTGAAGATGGGAATTGCGAATCCGAATTTACAATTGACACTTTAGTTTCACCTGGAAGTTATTTAGGTGCAGATGGATATTGGAGAGTAAAATTCAGCGAGTTAAATTATTTCACTATACAGGGGCGTACCGATGAACTAGTTGACCGCTACGTGTTAAATGATGTACCTCTAATTGAAACACAATTCGATTCGGATTATTGGGTAATATTTGATACATTATCATGGACTAGTCCTATGTATTCGGTTTTGAGTTGGTTTTCCGATAAAGAATACCAAAACCCAATTGCTATTGGTAATATTACATATACATTAGAGGATATAGCAGATCTACACCCACCACTCAATATTGTAGGTTATCAAATCCCTAAACATTTTTGTTTTGATTGCCCATATGCACCTACCTTACTTGCCTCATATAGTAAATACAATTACTCACCTCGCCAACAAATTTTCTGCGATGATGAAATGATTGGAGATACCGCAAGTATCTTTATAAAAACTATCTTTAATACGGATGTAGGCATGCGTGTGGAGAATGAACATGAGATAAAAGTAATCTTTGAGTAAAATGTTCAACATAAATTTCCCAGGTCTCATTTCCAAATACCTAGATTACAATATTCACCCTACTATTTGGGTAAATGGATGTTTTGATATACTGCACGCGGGGCATATTGATATGTTAGCATATGCGAAAACCCTCGGTCAGCGTCTAGTCGTCGGACTAGATACCGATGAACGTGTCAAAACAAATAAAGGAGACTCTCGTCCAATTAATCCCCTAGCATTGAGAATCAAAATAATGGAATCCATTCGTTACGTTGATCATGTAGTATCCTTTGGGTCGGACGACGAATTAATCGCGTGTATTCGCGCAAGTAACGCGGATACTATCGTGGTAGGTATGGAGTACAAGGATCGCGTGATAGGTGCTGATATTGTGAATAATGTCGTATTTTATCCTCGTAAATATAATTTATCTACTACAAAGATTGTATCGAAATAGTATATACGTATTTATGGATATTAGTATGGTGGTAAGAAAAAGTCGAGTTTTTTTAAAGGATTTGGTTCCCCAAGATATTTTTCGTATATTTACATATAATAAGAAATAAAGGTTATGAGTATAAGATTTCAAAGTCCATTTTTATGTATTATCGGATCAATTTTCGGAATACTAGCATTATTTACCACATCACTTTTTCCATCTTTCATGTTTGGATTGTGTTTTTTTGGTATTTTTAGAAATTTAAAAAATGAAGCTAATGGAAAACTTTAGAAAAAAGCTTAAAGATACTATTGAAGATAACCGCCTAGAATCGCTGGTTCCATCGCGGGAATACACGGAAAATGAGCAGATATACATGCAGGGTTATACACAAGCATTGGAGGATATGCTTGAAGATCTTAATGCGAGTATTGACGAATTTGCAAAAGACATAATTAATTGTTCTTTAAATTAAATTAAAATGATGACACAAAAAGAAGCCGATTTAGTAAATGAATTAATTGCTATTGAAACCCAAATTCAAACTTTATGGGAATATCACCCTGATAATCCTGATAGAATTGATGTTGAATTTGAATTCCAAAATCTACAACGCGAAGCATCAAGTATTCAAAGTGCTCTTGAAGAAGAAAATTTTGATGATAGAGATATTAGTAGAGAAGAAGAATTACCTTTTTAATACAATATATTATTGGGCTCTAAGGCCTATTTTATAATATTTTCCTGTAGTATTACCTTCTAGATCACTAAGAAAAAATACTGTATTATTAATTACTGTTGAGGTTTCTTGAAAAACCCCATTTTCATATATGTCTATTACAGCAGGTGTAGATCCTGTTAATCCTGTAATTCTAAATGCAGGGCCTGGGGTTATTGCTGCTCTATACCAATTAAAAGATTGAATAGTTTCATTTGCTTGGCATGGATTTGAACCCCCTCCGTCATATAACCAATCAGTTCCAGGGTTAGATCCTGTAGAATTTATGTAAGCCGAAATTTCACCTACATCACTTCCTGTAACTTGTAGAGTTAATGCATAATTTGGGTAGGATCTAGGAGACATTCTAATTACCCATTCATCACCAGCAACAAAAGATGCAGTGTAAGCCATTTGATCACTTGAAATTTGTGATCCCCACCAAGTATTTCCTGCATCAAAATCACTAAGAAATGCTCCATTTTTCCATAAATCATATCTCCCTAAAGCTTCAGGTTTTCCTTGGTCATCAGCTACAACAATAGTCTTAGGACCATTATATAATGCTGGGGCTCCTACAATCCAAGTATAGGAATAAGCAGTTTCTCCTGCTGAAATGTTATAACTACCAAAATTTAAGGGCCAATTTCTAGGAGTACTTTCTTGAGTTTCTATTCTTAATTGACCTATACCATTAGAATTTGTAACTTCTACAGTTAATGGTCTTGAATTGGCTATATAATTAGTATAAAATGAATTAGCATTTAAATAAGTTAAAGCTCCAGTAACAGTATCAAAATTTCTTTGAGCAGCACTCTCAGCTAAAATCATAAAATTTAAATCACTTCCTGAAGTTTGATAACCTGGATTATTTTGAGAAGTTGCATTAATCCCACCTACAGCTCCAGCTGATGTTTGAGTTGGAGTATCTTGTGCTGGGTTAGATTTAACTATAACATACTTATTTTCCTCATCAGGACCCATCCAAAATTTAACTCCACCTGGGTTTTGAGAATAATCTTGAGCATCAATATTTCCAATAACTAATGTACCACTTTGATTAGTATTAGGTATATCATCACCAGGATTATAACCAAAAGGTCTAGTAATTGCCATTATATAGTATTTTTATTATAAATATTAAAAGATAATTTGGTTATTTCCTTTTTTAAAATTATATTTATTAATGTGAAATCACAACACGATATACAAGAATTTGCTAAAATAGTCCACTTATATTTTATTGAGGGAGTATTTAATAGAACAGAAGCAGAAGCTTGGATGGGTGAGATAAAATGTGAATTAGTTAAAATAACTAAACATAAGTTAATTTTTAATTTTTTCGATGAATATTATCCTACTCGTATAACTTTATATCAATCTGGAAGGATAGTTGTGGAAACAGATTTAGATTCTCTTAAATGATCGACCCAGAAAAATTATTTAGTGCTTTTGAATTGCCTAAAAATGAAGACCCTTTACTTGAGGATCTTCAAAAAACTCAGGCATTTAAATTAGGTATGTTTAAAAAGATTATATGGAATCAAAAGAATATAGAGAAAAAAATGGATCATTTCTTAAAAATGATGCCCGAAGTAGCAGAAAAAATTAACTTTAATGATGATGCCGGAGAATTTGTTACTCAAACCAGGGCATGGACATATTTAAAAGATTTTAAACCAACTTCAAATCAAGGTAAAGACGCAGCTCGAATATTCTCAGATGATTACACAATTACCGCATGTGAACTTGCATTACATTTTTGGGAAGAGCTAGAGCATTATGAAAAATGCGCACATATCAAAAAAGTTTTAGATCTCTTGAAAAATAACTTGGCAAAATAACCCCCTCAGCGTATATTTGAGGTACAGGAATAGAGAGAGAAAGAGATATGTGAGATAGGGGTACGAGACGTTACGTAACGTCGCCCATAAATATTATAAACACCCAAAACAATTATGAGAAACGTAGATTTATTTAGACAGAAACTTAGCCGTATTGACGGAAAACTTAAAACTATCAAAGTTATGGTTACCCGTAAAGGTACTTCTGTTGAAGATATCCATAATGCCGTAGATGCTATTGAGAATGAATGTAGAGATCTTTCTACTATGATTGATCGTGAAGCTTCTAACGCGTATAATAGATAATAAAAAAAATAAAAGTTATGAAATTAACAGCAGAACAAATCCAAGAGAATTGGGATATTTTTATATCCAATATTGAAACCCACATCACGGGTGATCGTAAGCAAGCACTTCTTGATTTTTATAATCAATATCAAGAACGCATCATGTTAATGCCTGCTGCTCACAAAAAAGAATACCATAACTCCTTTCCTGGAGGTTATGTTGAGCATGTAAATCGCGTTGTACGTTGTGCTCTTAAACAAGCATCTTTATGGGGCGAAGAAGGATGTGATATGTCCACTTTTACTACTGAAGAGCTTGTTTTTTCTGCTATTAATCATGATCTAGGTAAAATGGGAGATGAACATGAAGAATCATACATCCCCCAGGATGATAAATGGAGACGTGATAAATTAGGTGAAGATTATAAATTTAATACTAAAGTACCATTTGCTTCTGTCCCAGATCGAGGATTATTTATGCTCCAATCTCATGGTATTCAGTATACATTTAATGAAATGGTAGCTATTCAAACCCATGATGGTCTATATGATGATGCAAATACTAAATATCTTAAATCATTCATGCCAGAGCAAAAACCACGTACTGCACTACCATTTATAGTACATCAGGCAGATCTAATGGCTGCCAGAATTGAATTTGAACGTGAGTGGTTACCGAAATTTAAAAATCCCGTGACATCCACAAAAGAAAATTTTACATTAACGAGCAAGCCTAAAGCTATTGCTAGTAAGCAAAACAAAGCTCTAGGTTCAATAAAAAGTGAAGGTTTAAAGAATTTATTAGATAACTTATGATACTAACTATTGTTATTATTTCCTTATCAGTTTTAGTCGTAGTCTTAGGATATACGACTTTTAATCTTTTACGTAAAATAGAGAAGCAAGAAGACATTTTGTCTAGCTATCTAACATACTTAGATAGAATTTCCCGAGTAATAGAGGTTTCAGATAATAAGCTAAAGACCATAGACGCAAAAGGTACCTTTAGCAGTGACGACGAAGTAGGTTTTTTCTTTCAACAAATCAAAGGGTTACAAGACATCTTGAATGAGTTCACTCTCAAGAAAATCAAATAACCTACTATGCCCAGAAAAGCTAAGAGTAAAAACTACTTCACTCAAGATACAGAAGATGCTATTGTAAGATATAACAATGAACCTGATTCTAAGGTTCGTTCCAAAATTTATGAGCGTGAAATCCATTATGCTTTCTTTAAATTAACAGAAAATATAATTCACACTTTTAAATTTTACTATACAGAAGTAGATGATATAGAACATCTACAGCATGAAGTAATTACTTTTTTATTATCTAAAATTCATTTATTTGACCCATCTAGAGGAGCCAAAGCATATTCTTATTTTGGTACTATAGCTAAACGTTATCTAATCCTTCAAAACCAGAAAAATTATAAAAAACGTATAGATAAAGCCCCAGTAGATGAATTATTTAAAGATGATACTCACTCTTATAATTTAGATGATCCAGATCCAGCAAACTTACCAATAAACCAATTCCTTAGTTTATATGTAGAGTATTGTACCGAAAATTTAGAAAAGTTATTTCCAAAAAAACATGATGCTCAAGTAGCAGATGCTATTTTAGAATTATTTCGTAAACGAGAGGATATAGATATTTTTAATAAAAAAGCACTTTACATTTACATACGAGAAATGGTAGATGTAAAAACTCCTAAAATTACTAAAATAGCTAATCAGCTATATGGTATATTCAAAGATAATTATATATTTTTCCTTGACAATGGGTATGTAGAATTTGAATAGTTTATATTTATAACCAAATAAAACGTATAAATATGAGCCAACAATTCGAAAAATTAGTCTTTGGAAAGAAAAAATTCGCCGATTTACTCGAAGAAATTTACACTAACCAAAAGCGACGCGAAGCACAAGTAACCGCGCTTATTTCCGAATTAAAACCGATGGTTACCGATATAGGTGACGCAACATTAATTGTACCCTTAATTAAGGAATATATGGAAATTGGCGTAAAAAATGACGATGCTTTAATTAAAATGGCTACGTTAGTACAACGGGCTCTTAATTCTTCTAATGAAGAAGGTGGTTTAGGAATTTCTGATGAAGAAAAACAACAGCTACTTGAAGAAATGGAGAAGCTACAAAATAAGTAATTATGGGGAATCCATTTGCTCAATCTTCTAATGGAATCTCTAACTCTTCCACAACCACTACCTCAGCAAGGGTAATTAGTATTATTTTAGATGATACCCACCCTTTATTTGATGAATATGGTCAATGGGATTCTATTGGTACTATATTTTATGATAGTATAGAAGCCCCAACTCCATATTTACCAGTAAAAGATCCTCAAAGTGAAGCTTTATCATACTATCCTACAGCAAAACCTTTATACCCACAATATAAAGCATTCCCATTAATAAACGAAACTGTAATTTTAATACAAGGCCCTTCTTTAGAATCTACAGTAGCTACAAGTGCAACAAATTGGTATTATATAAGTGTTGTTAATCTTTGGAATAGTCAACAACAAAATGTCCTCCCAGATCAGATTTTTAATGAGTATCTTTCAAATAATCAAACTAAAACTATTCAAGAAGTAGATGCAGGATCTCCACAAATTGAAAATTCAACAGATTTAAATGTTGAAATTGGAAGTACTTTTGTAACTAAAAAATATATTTATCCTCTTAGACCTTATGAAGGAGATGTAATACAAGAAGGAAGATGGGGTAATAGTATTCGTTTAGGAAGTACTGTAACAGGTAGTG